CATGAACACACAGCGCGGCCGTGAGACCTACAGCGACATCAAGGAAGGCATCATCGACGAGTTCTCAATCGGCTATTCCGTAACCGAGGAAGGCTACAGCCCAGACGGAGCCCGTGAACTTGTCAAGGGCAAACTATACGAATGGTCACCAGTGCTGTTCGGTGCTAATTCAGAGACTGCTTTAATCAGTGCGAAGGGACTCAATGATGACCTTGGAGACGTCGGAGCCGATGTCGAGCGTGTCATTACGAGGTTGAACGAACGTGCTGAGATAAGAATCAAGGAAGGGCGAACGTTATCGTCGGCAAACGTGACACGCCTGACTCAACTGATGGAGACGCTGACCACAGCCGTTTCCAGTATCAAGGGACTCATCGAGTCCGCACAACCCGTGAACGCAAAGGCAGCCATGGAAATGGAAGCCTTGCGTCAATTAGTAAACAAAAGGAATAAACAATGAACTTGCAACAGATCAACGACGCGATCGCTGCTAAGTCTACCGAGCTTGAAACACTGCTCGCAAAGACAGAGCCATCGATGGACGAAGTGAAGGCTGCCAAGACTCTCAACGAAGAGATCGACGGCCTGACGGCACAAGCCGACGAAATCAAGTCGTTCGACGCTATCAAGGCTAAGAACGCGCAACGTGCTGCAGAAGTTAAGACTGCAGTGAATAAGCTCCCACAAACATCAGATGTTAAGGTTGGCCAGTCATCAGCAAAGGCAAACATGCCAGAAGCTGAGTACAAGGCATACGTAACAGGCTTGTTTGTTGGTGGTCTCCAAAACGAGACAGCACGCCAGAAGTATGCTGAGGTGACTGGTGTAGATTACAAGACACACACACAAGGCAACGACGCAACGGGTGGTATCTTCGTACCAACGGAAACGTCAAGCCTCATCATCAACCTCAAGGACACATACGGTTCATTCCGTCGCAACACGCGCGTCGAGCCAATGGGATCGGAATCAATCCGCATCTTCCGCACTGGTGATGACGTAACGGCTTACTGGGGCAGCGAGACAGGAACACTGTCATCATCTGACATGTCATTCGATGCGGTAACGTTGAATGCTAAGAAGATGTATGCCCTCGCAGTTCTGTCAGAAGAACTCGTAATGAACAGCACACAGAACCTTGGTCTACGCTTCGCTGAATCGGTAGCACGCCAGTTCGCAAAGAAGGAAGACGAAGCTGGTTTCTTGGGCGACGGTACATCTACCTACGGTGGCGTCCTTGGTCTTGCTGGCAAGCTCAAGAAGGTGCTCGAAGATGGCGGTGGAACATGGACGAACGACACACACAAGGGCTATCTCGGATCAGCTCAAGTATGTGCTGGTAACGCGTTCTCTGAGGTAACAATGGGCAACCTGATTGCAGGTATGCGCAAGGTTCCTTCATACGCTCTCACGGGTGCTAAGTGGTACTTCCACAAGGTTGCTTTCGGTGAAACAGCTGAGCGCCTCGCATACGCACAAGGCGGATCAACAGCAGCAGAACTTGCTGGCTCATTCGGTCAGCGCCTGTTCGGTTATCCTGTTGAGTTCGTTGACGTCATGCCATCGGCAGACGCTAACAGCCAGGTATTTGCTTACTTCGGTAATCTCCAGCAGGCTGCTACGCTTGGTGATCGTATGACAACGGCGATCAAGCAAGACGCTAGCAAGGGCTTTGACACAGACACAATCTATGTCAAGGCAACACAGTACCTCGACATCAAGGTGCATGAAATGGGCAACTACAACGCTACGGCAGCAAGCCGCACGACTGGCCCTATTGTTGGTTTCGTAACTATTAACTCATAAGGTGACAACATGAACATCCTACAACAAACAAAGGTTGTCAATGTTACGCCACCTGCGGCTATCGTTGACGCTGCCTCGTTCGTAACGAACGCAATCGACACAGCTGGTTTCGGCAAGCTGGCTATCTATTTCACGCTTGGCGCAACTGATATTGCGATGACAGCTCTCAAGCTGCAGGAGTCTGACGACTCTGGCTTGTCTGGTGCTGCTGATATTACAGGTTGTGTCTACGGTGCAAGTGGAGCCCCTGCGCTTCCGACAGCCAACGATGACAACAAGATCTTCGGGTTCTTCGTGAACTTGGCAGGTCGCAAGCGTTATATCGACGTTGTTGCTACGGCTGGCGACGGCTCTGCTGGAACATTCGGTTCTTGTGTCGCGGTACTTTACAACGGCGAACCTATCAACGACGCTACCGAGCGTGGCCTCGCTGCAAACATCATCAGGGACTAAACTTGCAGA